GCCTATTAATACCATCAGCTCCCCGCTCAATCGTGTTGAGTAGTAGCAAGCGATTTTTAAAATTTATTATGATACGTGCAGTTGCTACAAAGCTTCCATCGGACAAAAAGGTAGTAAATGGTGAAAATGGAGCCCATGTTGAACCGTTATAGTACCACAGAGGATCATCGTTAATTCCAGGAGTTCCTATTGTTGCATTGAAATTTGATACAAACATAACCACTTGATCAGGGGTTATGCCATCCCAATTTTCAGTCCAAAAGAAATTAAGATTATTTCCATGCCATATTGGAGTAACACCAGTTCCGGATCGTTGCCAAAAACCACTAGAAAATATATAGGCAAATTGTGTATCGAATGCGAATGCGGGTTCATTGTTTATAGGACCTTTTTCATACAACGTTAAACCCATAACTGGTTCCGCTGTATAAAAACGAACGGATGTATTTATTAAAGCATTCGTTATAACGAATGCTCCCGTCGTTGTGTTAAATGATTGTATTCCTATATTGCCATCATTACGCAACATATTCCCTGGAGTTCCAAGCGCAATAACCGTGAAAAATGTTCCTCCAATAGAAAAACCTTGTCCTACTTTAAATATACTTCCCGGTACGGTTCCCGAAATATTTCCAGATCCATCTGTAGAGCCAACAATAATAGATAACCGAGATGCCAAAGCCTGTTGTGTTAAATTGGTCCCTAATCCCATATATGATGATCCAAATCGTTTTCTGACACGACCTCTAAATACATAGGCATTATTAAGTTCAGCAAAACTATCGTCCATTATTAACCATGGTCGAAGGTCTGTCTGTAAACCGGTATCTAATGGTGCTATAAGAAAACGATCCATTGGCATGTTAGAATCCTATTGATACAAAGAAAACATCTACAGATCCGCCATTAGGAAGGCCAATTGCGCGAGCATATGTCTGAAATGTAGTGGCCGTTACATTGCCAACACAAATAGTTGTATTAAGGTCTCCTAAAGAAGGCCCTGCATTAAAAGTTTGATTTGCTTGTACTGCAAATACCTGGGTAAACACAGGAATATTAGCAGCCACGTTATAAGTAACAGTGCCCAACGTATTCCTTGCAGTATTAAACTTTCCCCATTTTATAAGAATCCCAGAGGGTAAGTAGGTCCAACCACTTGATCCAAAACCAGGAGATGAACTGGTACTGAGAATTGAGGCAGTCATCGGAATTTGAACGGATCCTGCGCCTGATTTTTTATTAATAAAAAGCTCGTTAACTGCAGTAAGAGGAAAGGGAGCGGCGGGAACTTTATTATAAAGTCCTTCTTCTGTTGCTGCAAAAACAGGGGCTACTGATTGCACAGGGAATGTTACAAAATTATGTTTTCCAAAATCAACTCCATTAGCAAAATCGACATGATTAACATCTACAAGCGCTTTTATGGCTTGAAAGTTTCCCTGGATGTCGGACTGTGATTGCGATAACTGGTCTGTTGCTAGTGGTATATTTGGTTGATATGCCATTACTAAAATCCTTTTTAATTAAAATAATCCGAATCCGCCAAATCCACCAGTAAAACCAGTTCCTCTAATACTCTCGGTATATATAGTAGCAGTACGTTCATTAGTATATTGCACAATAGTACGCCTCAAGCATAACCTTTCCTGCATTCTAAATTCAGGATCGATCATCTGTACTGATTCTAAATCCATACGATCTTGGAAGATTTTACGCGCCGCTCCATAGGCTATATACTGCCACCATTCCTCTAGTTCAGGACTCTGATTGAGTTGAAGCAGTGCGGTTGGCCGTTGGTAAGCCTCAAATTGAATTCTGTAAGGCTGATCGGGTACAGGCCGCAAAGTAAATACATTATCGTAGTACATTAGTGACTGCGGTAACGATGTAATTACCGGTACAACTTGACTATTGATCGCTACGCCTGACTCGGGAGGCGCCGTAAAGGTAATGGTGAAATTACCATTGAAGTAGTTAATATTGTTCGTAGGGTCTAATACCGTAGGCGGTGTTGTAGGTAAGTTACTCGGATCATACAGATTACCTAAGATGGTCTGGAATCCTGTTGTAGGATCTACTAGTGGGACATCCTGTAAGGCAATACCTATACCATTAGTGCCGATAGAGCTAAACAAAACCTGATTCTTAAGCAAAATAGAAGATTGCTGATTAACTTGAGGATTAACTATATTCTGCTGGAAGTTTATAGTTCCTGTAAATGTCTGTGTTATTCCATTTCCCGTCGGTCCAATAGACGAAATAAAGTTTGTTTTTGGGTAGATACCGAAAAACTGCTCTCGTGATTGCGTATAGAACGAATGGTATCCTGCAATATATATGGGATCTGCAATGGAGATAAAGTTGTTTTGGAAGTTATACAACTGATTAGTTGTAGCACCAGCAAAAGAGTCAGTATCAGTGAAATACTCATCTTGGAAAGCATTGCATATAAAGGTAAAGGTTGTTCGCAAGTTGAACATTCGCAATTGTTCGGGGAAATCATAGACCACAAACGTATTTATATAATTGTTTAAATCATCATCACTCAACTGGGCTGTAGAAGGAGAGCGAGTTAGCCTCCTCACCTTTATCTGTATTGCCTCTAGAGTGTTCGTAGGGGCTACAATGGGCATATTATACTCCTTGCTCTTCGAGCTTCGAAGAGCGTAGTAGGGCTATGTTGCACTATATGGCAATACATTTTGTACGGCCGAATCTAAATTTAAATTAGTCTCACCAATGGGCACTGACAATGCGCAGGTATTTACTTGTGGCAATGGACTAACCGGAATAGAAAATGGCCCAAATAATGTCGAATCAAAAGGCAAAGTAAATGTAGTAGCACTCGTCACCGTTAAAGGACCAAATAATTGGTTAGCTTGCTGCATGCCTACTGACTGCGGTAGATCTAGACGGACAATGCATCCATCAAGATAAAGATGTGCGAATGTAGTAGTTACTTCTAAAGGATCAGACTGACTTATAGCAGATACAATACGCATGGCAGGTAAGAATACCGGTCTTTCAATAGCAACGCACTGTGACACTACATACTCCTTTTTACATTTTCGCCATGGATACTACTTCTATTTCCGGATATCCATTTGGAGATAGATCTTCTATATCAACAAACTCAAGGTGGTGGAAACCAGCTCTACGAACTTTTTTACCAATGATCTGGCTGCTTTTACCATTTTCTTCAACTCTATGTTCATGAATTGGATACCACATATTTTTGTTGAGATGCTTTGCAGCACCTAATGGTAATGTATACACTTCCCCATCTAAGAGAGAATATTTAACAACCGGATCACCATCATGTAGTTTTAGACTGAATTCCAACATGCCTCCTGGTAATTCATAGTACTTGAACATACCTTTAACCGGCTCTCTATCTTTTTCACGTAAATATTTAAGATCTATTTTTTTCTTGCTTGTTTCTTTTATTTCTCTAAAAGATTTAGATGAAGATACGGATTTCTCTGTATTCGATATTTGTTCTGTTGTATTTTCTTTCATTACTATTCCTTTTTGTAGGGGCGGCTTCATTTTTTAGAAGCCGCCTAGTTATTTAATTATAGGCCGCCGTATGTCGATTTACCTGCAACCCAATAAAGAGTATCCGGTGAACTTATGACGCCAGCATTGCTCGTAGCACCACTACCTGCAGGCCCAATGATAGGTGTCCCTAATGCAGTACCGTTACCGCCACTACCAAGAATCATACCAAGGAAGCCAGTGTTAACGGTAGCATCAGACAATATGCCTGAGTTGGTCGCGTTAATTGGATTACCAAAGATATCAATCGGAGTTTGTGGTTGGGTGGATAACAAAGCTAATGCAGTATTTTCCCCAACAGGAATTACTTCCGGCTGTGTTACTGGCAATTGGTTAGGCACTGATGTAGGGAATGTAAATGCAGTAAATCCAGTCGTATCAATGTTGATAGTGAAATCATACGCATCAATTACGGTTACTACAGTCGCAAATAGGTAGTTATTTTGCGGTGTAGGATTTAACTGAATCATGCCTGATACAGCAGGAATATTAAATCGTACAATCTGCCCTGCTACATAGCCATGCGCAGCAGAAGTACTGACTACAGCATTTAATGCTTGGCTAATATTGGTAATTTGCCTACGTCTCGGATAAAACAGAGGATTGAAATTACTTACAATTCTGTAGAAACCTGCACCACCAATAACACCAGGCGCTGTTGCTAATGCATTAGCTGTGAAGAGCAGCGTAAACGATGTATTTGCAGTTACTGCACTTACCACCATATCAATACCATTAATATCGGTTTGTGCTGTATTGCTCATACGCACTACGCTACCTACTGTTAAACCAGCAGTATTCGTAGTGCTTACAACAGGCTGTGTAGCATTCGTGGTTGCCGTAGTGGCTACCGGATTCCCTAAATAGGTTCCTGCAGCAGATGGATCATAAAGAGTAAATCCACCACTTACAAACGTATCACCAGCTAATGCCGCTGTTGTTGCACCTTTATAAACGACAATGCCAGTTCCAGGGGCCATGCCACGCTGCCAATAGAACTCTACGCCAATTGAGGCATTTCCCGTTCCCTGAAAGTTAGCAGTAGTAACACCATTTGCACCATATGCAGAATAGTTTCTTACTTTAACCCAGTCAGCACCTGAAGGGATTTTAATGATTACAGGATTAGAATATGTTCTTATAGCGCCTAGGCCGGATGCTGCAATAGGAGATGCAACAAACGAACCTTGTCCAATGATAGTACCGTCCATGCGTTCCCCTTATGACAACAATGTTGCGCGAAGATTTATTACCCAAAGATCGTTGAGGATTCTAGGCACTTCTGCAAATTTATAACCCACAGAAATATTTTGAGCCAAAGGATCAGAATATATTGGTGGTCTATAAATAAAGCTAGCAGAATATCCATCCTGCTCAATACATGCATATGCTTCAAGACCAACACAAAATATATTATAAATTGTGTTTCCGTTAGCAGATGCATTAACAAATTGCGATCCTATGGAGCTCACCAAGAAACGCAGATTACCCACGTTACCCCACTCAGAAGGTAACGGCTCGTAGCCACCTGGGTACTGTGCCTTCTGTAAGAAGCCGCTTACATTTTCGAGATCACTCGTAAGATGCGTAGAACAGAGAGCAAAATAACTGTCTCGAACAGGTGCTGTACCGAACTCATTTTTACCCTCGATATTGTCAAGGATAGTATAAGCGTTGTTATCCAACAATGTACGGACAACAGTACCCACATCAGAACGGGTTATATTGGTTGGATTATCGCCATTTACTCCACCAGTACAGTTGATAAAGCTAGCTGTTGAGGCAAGCATGTCTCGTGTAATCTGATCTTCTGTTTGACGAAGCGAGACGCCAAGACGCCTTGCACATTCGTTAAGAACCATTCTGTTACTTTATTGACCTATTTCTAGGCGGAGAAACCTCTTCGGATTCCTCTCTCCAAGTTTCCTTTGGAGGTCAGACTATCGCATACCTTAAAAAGGTCTTTCTCACTTAGTCGTTCAGCGTAGATTTTATTTTCGTTTAATGCTATACTATTATAAACGAAAGGAATTCTATGGGAAAAATAGTTAAATTCAATACAAATCATGAAATCTGGCAAATCGCGTATCTTGCAGGACTCATTGATGGAGAAGGTTGCTTGTATATTGGCAATGTTAAACAAGGCAAATATGGCAACGGTCTTCAATGGCATAGCATGCTTAAGATAACGAGCTGCGATGAAGAACTCATAATATGGCTTGAAAATACTTTTGGTGGTTCTAAAGATTCTAGATATAGATGGACAAGTAAAAAAACTTTTAATCGTCCTGTTTATAACTGGCAAGCAACTGGCCCAATGTTGGATTACGTTTTGCCTTTGGTTAAACCATATCTCATAATCAAAAAGAAGCAGTGCGACGTTATGATTCGCTATCGACTCACC